ACTATTCTTAAGAAAAAATCAATAATTTCCTTTGATTTTCTAGCTTTTTTTCAAGACTGTTACTAATTTGTTACTAATTAATAAGAACCAACACATATTAAAAATGACAAATAAAGACGTGAAAATAGCCGGCAGATAAGCTCTACCGGCTATAGTTTTATTTCTCATATACAGTAACGTATTTTGAAGATGCCGTGATATATAACCCAGATTTAAGCTTGTACATACTGCCACCGCCGACCTTGATAGGTCCTTCGGCAATGGTAAATACTTCATTTGCCTGCACCTCATGATCTACTGCTGAATCATCCCAACTTGCACGCTTTCTTACTGCCAGACCGTCCATTAACACTCTGACATATTTTTTCACTTTCGGAAGTTGTACCGGTGCAACTGGCTTCGGTGCTGCCTGTACATAATCTGCCAGAGCATAGGCAATTGCTGTGCAAATCTGCTCGAATTTCTGCTGATATGTGGTAGCATCTGGATCATTTACAAAGCATACCTCAATCAACATGGATTTTGCTTTGGTCTTTTTGATTACATATAATCCGCTACCCTCTTTTACTCCACGGTTCGTGAATCCAAGCGCTGCAATATGCTCGCACACCTCTACTGCATCAGGATACTGTCTACCTTTATAGGTGTACACTTCCACTCCATGTCCTTTTCTGGCTTTGTCATTATTAAAATGAATGCTAATAAAATAATCCAAATCAGTACGATTCGCCATATTTACCGCCTGTTGTAAATATGCTGACTGCGATGCCGCCTTGTCCACTGTACAAGGTACAACCTCCACTCCACATGCCTTAAACATCTCTGTCAGACGATTACATACTTTTCTTGTTTCAATACTCTCTACAATCACACCGGATGTGCCTGATCCCGGTCCTGATAATGTATGTCCTGCATTTAATCCGATTCTCATAATTTATTCCTCACTTTCTACTTCTGGAATGCCGGCTACTGATGTGAGCAATGATGCAAGGCCAGCAACTAATGCAGTCTGTAGCATCAATGACCATGCTGTTTCATTGAATGCTCCGATGACAAGCATTGTACCGGCAACTTGTGCCATCGTCTTAACAGCTCTGATTCCTGCTGCTTTGAACCATTTCTTTGTACTTACGCTTGGTTTTAAAACTGAATTTTTTAACATATTATTTTTCTCCTTCCAAATCTGCGATTCTGTGATTAATTACCTTAATTTGTTCCTCCATGACCGGGACTCGCTGCGCAAAATTATTATGTAAGCGAACCTCACGTGTAAGTTCATCAATCTTACAGTCTGTGACTGCTTGTGCGGTCTGAAGCTTCTGCTCTGTTTTTTTCTGCCCAGAACTGACTGTAAGCACTGTTCCAATTAAAGTCAGTCCTCCTGCCACTAAAGCAGATATAATCGATTCCAAATGACCAACCTCCCTCTTTCTTTATAAAACCATTATAAATCTGCCAAGCCTTGTATTTGTGCCATTTTGCAACGCAAAAAGCGCCGGACAATTAATCTGATAGACTAATCATTCGGCGCTATGGCACTGCTTTATTTTGTTGCTATTATTATACACCACAATTCATATAAATCAAATATTTTAAATCGCAATTCTGTGATTTTAAGAAAATGTACTGATTATCTAAATTTACATTTGCAAATTATTACCTTATAATTTTTTTGAGAGAGTCATCTACGAAATTGATTTAAAAAATACCTTCCCAGATGACTTTTCTCCTCTTATCGTGTTATACGAGCCGGAATTATCCGGCTCTTTTTATTTTACCATGTTGCATCACTGAAACCAGAGTTTAATAAATTTTTTTTCCACATTTTACACATAACCTTGTTATATGTTCTTGTCCAAAAAATGACCACATTTCATTTGTATTTACATATTCATGTTTACATAACAACTGCCTAAATACATATTTTATCATAATCATGCCCTCGGAATAATGACAGCCCACTTATCGTTAACATTATCATATTTTAACAATCCTTCAGTCGAAATTGCATAAATCTGAAAATCATCGATAAATAAAAGCATAGTTGATGACTTATATGATTTTGAATCACTATAATCTATGACAGTCACATATAAAACATCATTCTGCTTTGCATAAGAGTTATAAAGCTGAGCAAGTGTCAGCGTCTTCGTTTCTTTTAATGGCAAATGAACAATATTTAACGAGTTTCTCGTCCTTGCAACGATTGCATCCATACTTAATTTCTGGGAAACCACATCACGCTTTTCTGTTATTCCGCCTCTCGTAATAATAGGTTTCATTTTGACATTTTCAAACGAAGCAGTTGCCGTGGAAAGCCAGACGCTAATATATTTTATTTTCGTGTATTTTCCATCAATGTTATTAATTTCAACTGGAGAAGTTACATAAAATGTTTCAAGTTCCGAATCCTTCGCCCGCTCAAATGAGACTGCTAATGTCACTCCAGATGCGCTAGGTCGATTTTCAAAGTGAGGATCCATACTGTAAATGTCATTATATAATGGAATATTTTCAAAATTATCATGAATTAATCTAAATAATACTTGATTTGTTTTTGATGGAATTTTTCCATTGCTTCCGATAAGTAAAGATCCATCATTTTTAGCTTCCACCGTTGTTAACGACGAACTGTTGAATGACTTCGCATAACTGCCTGTGCTTGTTGCGCAATATGGAAATGGAATTAAATTCTCCTTGCACATCTCAATCTGCTCCTGCAATCCTGCGTTTGACATCGAATATTGTTTATAATCTGACGCAACAGTTCCGTATTCCAGCATCGGCTTGAATATAACATTATTTAAAGTTACTCCTTTCCACACAGAAATGTATGGAGCTATATATTTATATCCCGTCACAACTGTCCCGGCTTGTGATACCCTGATAATTTCCCCCGACGATGGCGATGGCGCGTCTTTTTTTGTATAAACGCGCGCGCTTAAGCAGTACTTTCCACTCGAGCTTCCATTTGGCGAGCCGCTTATCGTGTATTTTATATTATCATCAATCTCTAAATCATTAAAATATTTAATCCAAAAACTTAAATCGTCAGTTGCAGTGCCATTTGCAGTTATCGTCCCGTCGCCATTATCTATAAACGTCACACCATTAATCGTCCGTGTTGTTTCATGATATGGGTAAGGAATTAAATTTTCATTTATAATCGTTAAACTCCGGGTGACATCCTCTATTGCATCTTTATTTTCTGCTATCGCTCCGGTCACAGTTCCATCACCGATACCAGATATATCAGTCGTTCCTATTTTTTTAGTATTACTATTTGCCAAATCATAAGCAGCTTTTACAGCTTTTGGCGTTGCCGCCACTCCAGCAGTTGATGCACTTGTACTTGATGTGCTGTCTGATAATTTTACATGTCCCAAAACTGAATTGGTAGCTTTAGATGCCACATGACTTATTAATGTACTGACTGCCTTTGCAATCTTTCCAAACGCTACAGTAATCATTTCTCCACTATTCAAATCTGACATGGCTGTAGACACTTCATAAGCTGGCTGCTTTAATCCATTAATCTCACGATCAATGATGTCCATGTTTTCATTCTGCACATTAATATCATAAAATTCATCCTCTGACGGCTTTGTTAAATTCAAATTTGTTGTTTTACTAGACATTCGTCAACACTTCCTCTCTCACTTGTTTCTGTGTGTATACTGCCAACTGCGCATGCGTGTAATGCGAAAGTATTTCATGCGTATTAAACACACTAACCGAAATAACCATATTAGCTGGCACAACACGTCTTAACATATCACACACATCCTGGTAATTATTCTCATTGCCTAAAGCTAATTTAACATTGAGTAAATATTTATCTGCGCTTAGAATCAGGAGATACCCATTCTCTCCGCACATTCTTTTTAATTGCTGTTCCAATACCGGCAGTGTATATGGAAGCTGTTCATTCAATTTAACCAAAATTCTAAATTTTCTCTCGTCTTGCGTATCTGTATCTTTTGGAATAATTCCAAGAATTTTCTCCATACGCTCTATGCCGATAGAAGATGAATCTGATACAAATTGATTATTCAAGACATTTTCTGCTTGTGGCCAGACTATTTCGAATTCTGGCTGTTCAGCTTCCATAATTGCTTTTATTTCTTTATATACCATTAAATATGGTGGCAAATAATCTATTATCTTACGCTCCATCCGTCACACTTCCTCTCACAGGAATGGAATTGGATTCCAATATTAAATTCTCTGCATTTCCATTTATCTTTGTATTTGAAATATCAATTACTCCGGCACAGTCCAAGATTCTTGTTTCAATTTGGCTGATTCGTACAATTAACTGATCAGACGACGCCCAGTTTTTTGCAAGTTCCTGAAAATAAGCGTCAATAGCTTTTTCAATATAATTTCCAGATGTTTTCCAACTCCACCCTGTCTGATATACGATATTAGTTTCTATCTGAATCTCCTTTTGGGTCGTGCCATCTACCGTTACGATATGTCCGATTGGAGCTACCGAATCAATCTCTTTTTGTACTTTTTCTATCAATGTGGTTGTAGGCACTGTATAATCTGATGCAATAATAGTTAACTTTACCGTTCCACCGCCATTCCAGACAGGTGTCACTTTTACACCTCCAACGCCTTCTATAGCATTTGTTTTCTGCTTATAGTCTGTAATATTGCCTCCATATGACTGGCTCACAAGAGTATCAAAATATCTCGATCTGAGATCTTCATCTGATTCTTCATTTTCGCCCGGAATTAAAATAGCCGTGATTTCTGCTGTTTCTAATCCGTTAATATAGTCAATCGGAATCAACTGACCAGAAATCCCATTTGGAAGACTTCCTGCTGTCTCACACACCATCTCATACACACCATTTCCAATCTGTTCTTTAACTGTATAATTGTAATCTCCACAATTAAATCGCAAACCAGACAAATCCAAGTCAACCGGTTTAAAAGTTCCCTGAACAATCGCATGCGTTGCTGGCTGTCTTGTGATTCCTCTTTCCATGCATCTTTTATCCAGATAAACTCCTTGACAGGTATCTGCAAATGTCTGGTCTAAAGCTGTCTCTAATTCAGTATAAAGAATAGACATTTCAAATGCTGCCGGTGCAAGTGCATCAAATATAATCGCTCCCTCACGCTTATCTAGGGTATCTGGCACCCTAGACAACATACGTTCCATAATCTTTTCATATGTCATCTCTTCGAACATTAAATACTCACCTCTTTTTCCATCTGAAAATCACCAAAAATGGTGTGCACTGAAAATGTACACACCACCTCATGTTTTTTACTTGTATCAAATTCAAATTGATCTACCGAATTAATTCTTTCATCTTGCAACAATGCTTCTTCAATTCGTCTGGTTATCTCAGGACATGCATATGTTACTGATTCGCCAAATAAATCCACCAATTCTATACCATAATTCCATGAGTATATCGGGTAGACATATCGTTCTGTACATAATATCTTATATACCACCTGCTTCATTGCTTCAATGGTATCCACCGTACCTCTAACGCTTTCACTGATCATTCGATAATTTTTACTCGGCATATCCTCTTCATTTATTTCTGTAAGCAACAAATTATTAACACTTGGGATCATATTTACACCGCCTTATCCAAAATAATATAACTTTGACCGCCCTGGATTCTTGCAAGGATCACTTTATCTCCTGTTTTTAATGCATTATGGATTACTATTTTTTTCGTCCCCTTTTCATATTCCCAATCAACATCAACAGACATCTCATGGTTTGTTACATTACGCGCTAAGACAAGTTGTTCTTTCCCAAGTATAAGCTTCTGGTCTACTTTAACTTTTAATGGAGATACGCTTAATACTGTTCCTTCATAAAATCCTGCTGGTCCGGCGGAATTTACTGCATCTAATGCTGCTTGCTTGATCTGTTTGATCAATCCATCAAATTCAGACAAAATCACCACCCCTTAATGTCAAATTCATAAAATTCTCATTTTCTCTAAAAACATGCTTACACGATTCCACCAACATCATAGACTGAACTTTTGCAACTCCTAAATTCAGAATAACAGGTAATAAACATCCTGCCCGGACTGATACATCTCCTATTGCATTCGTAATCTGAAATGATTTTGATTTTCTGTTATACAATTGCAATAAAGATCCAACTTTTTCTTTGCCATTTTCACCCTCAGATAACTTATCGTAATACTGCAGCATTCCCCACTCATTCATTTTAGATGAATCCTGCGCAATATATACATCTCTCTGTCCGGTGTTCTTATTGTCATAAACAAGCTTTATTTTGTTATACGTCTGATCATCAATGGATGAGCTATATTTATAATTTTCTCCTGTTTCAGAATCAATCAAAATATTAACTGCCAAATTTGCAATATTTTTCAGTGACAATGAGCCGAAATCATCATATAAAACATACATTTCACCAACATTCATTAAAGTCTGATCTAGACAATCCTGCATGATGTCAAATAAAGATTTTCCGTCTTCCACAAGGGATGGTATTACATAACCGGTATCTTCCACATCTCCAGTCTGCAATTCAAAATCTGCAGCTATCAGCTCTAAAACTTCACCGGCTGTTTTCCCATTAATCACATAAGTATCCTTATTTTTAAAATACCGCAATTGATCATATGCAGTAATCGACAGCACCGGTTCCTTGTCCTTTTCTATTTTAAAAATAAAGCCATAAAACACATTTAATCCATTCCAGCGCAATCTCACTGGATTACCCTCTGTGACATTTAATTTGCTGTCATACATACATTTAAAAGTTAACTTTCCCGGTGATCCATACCTTTCAGTTTCCCATTTAATATCCTCTAGTACGGCGGGAAAATACACAGTATCTCCATTCTGGATTAATAATTCTGCTGACATTTTCCCTCCTATACCGGAATCGTAAATACTTGATTTGGATATATCAAATTAGGATTGCTGATTCCATTTGCATTTGCAATTTTCATATAATATGTTTTTGATCCACTTCCATAAAACTTTTTTGCTATTACACTTAGGCAGTCACCCTTTTTGACGGTATAAGTGGTTGGCAAACCATTAGATGGTGCTGTTGATGTATTACGAGAATTTTTCACCTTTGCTGTTGTCTTTCTCTGCGTAATCGATAAAATAGCTGTTTTCGTTCCATATTCCTTATACTGCTTAAGCTTTATCGATACAGTAACGTCTAAACCGTTCTTGCTTTCTTCCACAATGTTATAATTTTCAAGTGATACTTTCATATTCGTATCAAATAACATCTTTCCGTTAGGAAATGCTCGTGTAACGATAAATTGAAATGGCAGTTTACTTTTTTTCAATGTCTCTATAGCATTCAGAAAGGCCTCTGCTGGCTGATAGCCATTTTTATAAACTGCAAAACCATATTGAACATTCGGTAACAGCGCATCAAATTCAATTTCTGTCAAACTGGCAGATTTCAAAACATTAATTTCACCATCATTTATAAGGTTATATGTTTTATTCTGTCCACCAATTTTAAGAGTAAGCTTCGACGGTGCAACCGGCAACAATGTTTTCCCTAAATAAAAATAATATGCCATTTTATGAATGCACCCCCTCTGCTGCCTGCTGCAATGCTTCTGTTACTCCATTAGCCAAATATGAAATCACTCCATCAAGATCTGTATCCTGGCTTACCGTATTGGTAACGCCGCCCATATTTACATTTACACTTGCTGTTGTAAAACGATTGATGACTTCCCGCTCTGCAAGGTCTCTCATGTACTCCAAATTCTCATTGCTGATATCTACAGAATCTGCAATTGCGCTTGTATCTTTCGAAATATCGCCCAACGTTGAAGCCATTCCATCTGATGTGGAATCATATCCAGCGGAAGTAAGTAAATCCGAAAAACTGTCTGTAGATAATTCACCGGAAAAAACAGAAGATATTTTATCATCAATTCCTTTTCCAAAATCATAACCACTTTGATACGCATCACCATAATTTATACGGTCAAGCGTGTAGTCTTCTGGATTCAACTGATTTGCTGCTGTTCCTCCAGCATCTTCGATTTTTGCATCGATTTTTGCCTGTATTGTATCCTGAAAGCCACTCACCGCATCAGCAAGACTAGATCCAAAGATTGTATCTAGTAATTTTGCCGCGCTTTCAACAACACTCAGTATGAAATTGAAAAGAGACATAAACATGGTTTCAATAGCAATAATCGGATGTTCAAAAACAATTCCAAAAGATGCTGCGAAATTTGCAATTAAATTCCACAGACCGACTCCGACTGTTATGATCCTGTTCAGCCACCCTATCAAAATATTTCCAATCAGAGCACCAGCTGTAGCGATAACTCCACATATAACACCTGTCGCACTGATAGTTGTACCCTGTACCTTATTAATTGCTGCAATGACCATATAAATTACTGCTATCACTGCAACTATTGCAAGTACAATCCATGTAAGCGGACAAGCATATAAAGCAGCATTAAATGCAATCTGTGCCGCAGATGCTCCGGTTGTAGCTGCCGCTTCTGTTGCTGTAGCTGTCCCATGCGCAACCGCTCTTATCGCAGCGACCAATTTTAATCCGTTGGAAACTGCTTCATATGCATTATGCATTATAAGCACACCATTATAAAATGCCAGTGCCAATGCCACACTATAAATAATTGGACTGATAATGGACCAGTTATCAGATACGAAAGCGGCTCCCTGAATCAGCGTATTAACCACACTCAGTGATACATTTGCAAGTACAGCCATATCATTTATTGCAGTCTGCGTAAATTGTTTAAATTCCTCACTATTCGCAATCTCATTAATTCTCTGTAATACCGGTTGGAATTTCATTAATGCTGTATTTTGCATAGATGTCCAAATCTGCGACCATGTCATAGGCATATTATTAAACTTGTCGTTGATCTCATCAGAAGCAGAAAAGATTGCCTGTTTTACAATATCAGCCGAAATCTGTCCCTCCGACGCCATCTGCCGGATTTCTCCGATCGGGACTTCGAGATAATTTGCGATCTCCTGTATAAGGTTCGGAGCCTGCTCAAAGATACTATTAAGCTCATCACCACGAAGGACGCCAGAGCCTAATGCCTGTGATAACTGCAACATTGCATTTGAAGCTTCTGTCGTGGATGCGCCGGCAATTACCATCTCTTTTTGTACAAGATTTGCAAAATCAACGACCTCTGCCGAACTGCTAAAAGCATCCTTCGCATTATTTCCAAATTTTGCAACGACTGCTGACATATCTGCAAATGAACCTCTGGCATCCTGCGCAGACGCATACACTAGATTAAATAAATCTGACGTACTTTTTAAATTTCCTCCTACAGATTCGAAACCATTATTCATCATTTCAAGACGTGCCGTTGTTGCTGTCAGTTCGTCTGATGTATCAAGAACATTTTTTAATGTCTGTACTGTTGCTACAGTTGCGAGTATACCTGCAGCTTTTCTAAATGCATTTTCCAATCCACCAGCAGAACTTCTTGCCTTTTCTGTCTGTTCCTGCATTTCCTGTATCTTATTATTTGATCTATCTAACTCATCCTGTATATCCTGAATCTTTCTTTCATATCCATACAATTCCTGCGTAATTGCCTGAATACCAGCAGAATTAAATGCAGAATTAGTTGCCTGATCTGTATCATGCAACGCATCCGTTGTGCTGTATAAAGCGGCTGTGATACGATTTAATGGTCCTGTCATCTTATCAGTTATCTCAATAGCTGTTCCTATCGCCATAAATCCACCAACCTTTCATGAGCATAAATATAATTTTAATACTCTTGTTATTTTGAGCTATGCTTCATTTTTTCTTCCTGCCTTTTTTCAGCTTCAATCCTCAAATCAATTGCCGCATAAATAAAAGCACGCTCATTTTCATCTAGTTCCATTAATCTGGACGGCAATATATGAAGCTTATGCAATGCATAATATGCATAATTGGCTTCACTATCGCCGCCTTCTATTAGTTTTTTGCCTCTTCCACCTTATCATTCATGGTTTCATCTAATCCGTTGTATTCCTGGACAAATTCGACAAAATTGTTATACTCTGCCGGATCATCTACCATTTCTTTCAAAAGATCTGATGCAGTTTTAACTCCATAGGAATCCTGTAACTCTGCATTATAAAGATCTGGGTATACTACAGCTGAAACGAGTAATTCTGCTACATATTTAGAAGAATTTACTTTTGGTCGCATAACACCTGGTTTTCCGGTGACTGGAACATCTATTGTGCATTTTTCTCTGATAGCTTCTGTTTCTTTTGTTGATAAAGCTTTAATTTCCCATTTTAACGGTTCTCCATTTTCATCGCATAATGATTTTGTTGCAGCAAAAAATGCATTTTTCTTTTCCTTTTTGTTCTTTTTCAAAAAATATGCTAAATTTCCCATATCACTTACCTCATTCTTAAAATATAAAGGCAGACACTGCATGATCTGCTAATTGCCTGCCTCAACTCTTTACATATATTCTGGATCTGTATATCTCTCTGGCGAATCAAAATCCATTGCATATCCTTCAATGGTCTGCTCTACAAATTCGCCGTCTGCATCGAACATCGATAAAAGAACATCTCCCTCAATTACACACTGCTCATATACCTTCGTGCTCCGTCCCATACAAGTTGCTGAATCGCTACTCGTTACCTGGCATTCAAAGGTTGGCAATAAGCCTGTATTCTTAAATTCCTCGATCAATTTATCAAACATTTCACTGCATTTATAAACTGTCATTGAGAATTTAATGGTAAGTCCGACCGCTTTTTTACCATCAATCAATGCACCTAATCTTGTCACATCGGCATTTTTGACATTTGCTTTTGCTTCAAATTTTTTTGCATTAAGCATAGAATAACGTCTTCCATTAATTGTGCAAAAAAACTCTGCCTGTTTTGCGCTTGGTGCATCCTGCGTATTCATAAACTGTTTCGACATGCCCATCTTCCTCCTATTACTCAATCATTGATTTCATGTACAATTTTTCCATTGTATTAATAATGGTAATTGCACTGTTAATAAGTACTGATTTCTTTGTATCGCCCTGTTCTACAGTAATATCTTCTGGGTCAAAATCTTCGATTGCATTGATATCGCTTAACTGCTGATCAATTTTCACAATATCTGACCATAAACTTACTCTTCCCGATTTGTCATTCGGAACCTTGCCAAGATATTTGGAAGCAAAAATTGAAGCAATGGAATCTGCTCTTGTGTCGATGACACGGATTGTCTGATTATCCTTGAAAATATCGCCCATTTCGTCTGTAATGCTGGTAAAAGAATTGATATCCTCAAGAACATGAACCTCTGTACCCACCTGATGTAACACCCATTCGCCTTTTCCCAAAGCTTCTGTAAGTTCATCCTGGGTAAATTCAGTGTTAATGCTTAATTCGCCATCATATTTCATATTTGTCGCAGATTTATTTACAGCAATACCGGCAATAACACCTGTAGCCCAATACACAAGTTCTGCACTGTTTTTCACATTTACACATGAAATCGAATCTGCCGAACTATAATCGTGCATAACCACCTGTAATCGAATGCCTACATCATTTCTTAATCTGTCTGCAAAAGCGGCATACAGTCCTTTTACTGCACTTTCAGATCCGGCATATCCAATTGCATTCACATCTGGATAAGAACTGATTTTATCTAAAAATGCCTGATGATTTGATGTCGATGCTGTACCATTTGTTCCACCGCTTAATGCTGTTGCTGCTGTAACAGACAATTCAGCGGATTTTTTCCACATAACAAAATCATTATCAATAAGCTCTGATGCTTTGGAAACTGTCTGACTGTCCATTTTTTCAGTTCCTAGATACAGTAACACATCGAATTTTTCACCATTATCCACATTTGTCTGAATAACAACCTTAAGATCATTTCCCTTTTTGCCTGTATATTTTGCTTCCGCAAATGTATTTGAAGCTTTTACTCCCCCAGAAGTAACTTTATATACATATACTTTGGACGCATGTTTGAAAAGTTCTCTTAATGACAACATTTCTGCTGCATCATAGTCGAATCCAAATATTTTTTTACTATCCTTCATGAAATCCGAAGCTGTGACACCAATCACCTTATCATCAGCACCCCAGTCCAGTTCCAACGCCATTGCAGCTACGCCCCTGTCTGATAACGTTGCTGATGCAATTGCTTTTGAAATGAACTGAAAATAAGCCCCCGGAAGTACTTTATTCTGTGTTAAATATGTTCCTCCACCTAATGCCATTATTTTCCACTCTTACCCTTTCCATAAAACGAATCAATCATCTTATCAATTTCTTCTGTTGAATAATTTTTATTCTTGTCCAGATTTCCAACTAAAAAATCTCTGTACTTTTTATATCTCATGGAACTTACAATCTGTTCCTTTGAGAATAAAATCTTTTCTGGTTCTTTTTTTGTTTCTGCCATGTTATCCTCCTTTACATCACTTTTGTACTTTCCTCAAACTGCATCATGCTTTCTAATTCCTCTTTTTTGAGCAAAAACAGATCATATGTAATCTGAAAATGTAAAACTCCATCCACTACATTTCCACTTACATTACTGCCACGTATAATCTTATCCTCTACAGTAATAGCACTGAGGCATTCGATTAGAGTCTCATAGACGGTATTACATTCATCCACAGGCTCATCATCTGATTTAGGAAAATAGTCAATCACAAACGGATAATATCGTCTTGAGCGAACTTTTCCAGTCACTTCCACACTTGGATTCAGACACATAACAGAAAAACACGGATTTTTTAATCCCTGCTCTACCAATTCTGTATATACTTTAAAATGTGCTGAACCATATTCTGTCCTAATTGCTTCGATAATTCCATCAATTACTTTCTGTATCATTTCATCGCGTCCTCCAGAAATTTTTGCAATTTTCGTTCTAAAATCTGTGGTGTAACGGTTCTTAATTCTGCTTCTGAAATTGTTAACATGAATTTTCCCGGAACCCATCCCTGATGATTTCGTTTTCTGTGACCGTATTCCACATATGCAGCATATTCAACAGGATTTGTAATCTCGACTTTGAATGTATTACCAATACGATCAATTTTCATTGAATTTGCATATTCTTCTGGTTTTTTACCATTTCCATTGCCATTTACTGCCTCTTCATGTGTTTCCGCTGTCCAGCCACGCCTGAGCGTACCTCCTTTTTTGGGAGTGACCTTCTTTTTATATTTATCTCCCTTTTTATGGTATTTCGAATCTCTTTTTGCTGTTACTTCAATTTCTTTTGAATAATTCCCAGGCTTAGTACGCTTTATTACTTTTGCTAATAATCTGGCGGCCAATTCTTTACAGCAGGCCTTCATAAATTCATCTTTCTGCTGTTTATTCAGATCCTCGATTTTTCTTGTGAAATCCTGTAATTCTTTATACTTTACGCTCATTATGACCACTTTTCCTTCAATTCGAGAATAACTTCCTGATGTGTTTCATATACCGCCGGCTTACCGGAGCTTGCATAATCCGTTGTGACACCATTCTGCGTTACCGATATCTTTGAACCTGGTTCTATGATTTTCTCCGGTTTTAAAAATAGCTTTACAGTTTGCGTTTGAATTGAAGCTCTATCTCCTTCCTTGGTAGATTCCTTACTATTAAAAGAAAGTCTGCAAGGCTCATTCTCTAAAATCACAGTATTAGTAAATCCTGTCGATCCATTAGGCTTCTCGCATTCTGCACGTTGCGTCACGGTGCATCTTCCATCATATGTGCTTTCAATGATTTTTCTTACCATGTTCATGTGAACACTACCTTCCTGTATCGGTTTAAAGATGATTTGTAGTTTTTCATGAGACTATCTGTAAATGATGCAGATACAGTGCCAAATGATGTAGAAGTATCACCGATTTGAGCCGAAGAAACTCTTTGTGGTGTCTCTAATTCTCCCGGCTTTTCATTTCTGTAAATATCCATTGCCATGCGCAAAACTGTTGTTTCTAATTCTACTGGTATTTCATCAATGTGACAGTAATTTTTCACAATTTCTTTTGCGTTATCCAATGCAAACTCTACACATATTTCTATGCTCTGCTCATCGGCATTTAATCCAAGAAGTGCTAACAGCCTTTCGGCTGTCAGCTTGCTACTTCCTTCCATGATCATCACCTACCCGATTTTGTGTTTAATAGCAACAATTCTAAGCTGTTTTGACTCATATACAGGTTTCCAGTTCTCTGCCATCGCAAGTTCTGTACGGAGTGGTGTTTCCACATGATCACGTTTTGCTCCAGTGTATGCAATTCCTCTTGGATGTAAAATAAATGCTTTACGGTTAATGAGATAATCAATACCAGCACCGGTCTGTTTATCACGATCCGTCTCGGTAGCCACAAACCCAACAGGAGAACCATTACCATATGCTACTGCGCCATTTCCAAAAAGATATGTAGTGTACACACCTCCGGCACCTACTGGGCATCCGTCATCTACAGTTACACGTCTACCCTGATAGGTATCAAACTCTACATCCGTAGAATCACGCTCTGTCTCAATGAGATTCAGTTTCTTCAGATAAGACTTTGTTGCTGAATGCATTGCGACGCCAGATAACTGTGACTGTGCATCACCAAGCAACTGACATGCATCAATAAATGCTGACGCACTGATCTGCTTTGCTGCTTCTGTCTTACCTGCAGTAAGATCAAGAATATGATCTTTCATTCTGGTCTCTGCCGCCGGTGTTCCTTCCGATCCTGCTGTAGTTGTACCAAATACTCCAGTAAGAATCGCAATCAGCTCTTTCTGCATATCACGTGCCCAATAAGACGCAACCAGATCACCAATCGCTTTCATTGGATCAGCACCTGCCAAAGCAGCGGAAAGATTCGTTGCTCCCCACATATTCTGGCGGAAAATGGTAGTTGATACATCCTCATTGGAACCAATTTTCTTAGCAGTCATCTTGACATCTTCAAGAATCGCTTCGGATTCCCCCTGTAAATCCTCAAAAAACGGCATATTATGTGTTCTTGCCGCTTCGCTTGCCAACACATCAAATTCTGGACTGTTTACCACAATCCCACTCTTGAAAAACTCTGATAACTCCATTGTTCTGTTGATTACATACGGGTTAAAAAGTTCCGGTACAATAACGTCTGAAATTTTTGTAATTGCCATAAATATTTATCCTCTCTTTCTTAAATCGTTACTCCAGCCGCAGCGGCAAGTTCTTTTGCCTGTGCTGGATTTTCTTTTAAAATGCGTCCCTGCTCAGTCAGATTGAATGTTTCCTTTGCAAATGGATTTGCTGTACCACCTGCGCCACCATTTTTCGGATTATACGGTGGTTTCTGCTGTTCCTGTTTAAACAAATGTACCATTGCCGCATCCTCTTTATATGGTTTCACAGCATCCTCTACGCCAACAGGCTTCCCTTCTTTATCGAAGTTGAACTTATCCAGCCCACCTGCCTTATAAATCAGATAGTCTGGATCCAGAACTCCCTGCTTTGCAAGAGATTCTTTTAAGGCGTATGTCTTTGCTGTTTTCTCTGCTGAATATTTAAGGTCTTTAATCTCAGTTTCATATTCTCCAATTTTTTTCTGCAAATCTGCATTATCTCCATTGGATTTTTTAAGCTCTGTGATCGTGTCATTTGCAGTTTCCAACTCTTTGACTTTGTTATTAAAATCATCTTTTGGTACTGCATGTTTTGGGAACTCTTTCTGTGCCGCATTCATGACTGCATCCACATCAAGTTTTCCATCTTTAATCTCTGCTTTTTCTAAAATTGCCTTTAACCATTCCATTTTTTCTTATCCTCCATAGATTTTTATTCCCGCTCTCCGGGTATTGGGATTCTCTGTTTATTCTCCAGATGAGTAATGCCGTTCTTTAATGTCTGCGGATAAAAGACACTATAAAAACAGGACTGCCGGAGAAACTTACTTGGTGTCAACCTGCACCGTTCAGTTCATAAATTTCCGGTTGTCCTGTTATTACTGGTTTTTATTGCTTTTTTACGGATATTGTTGTAATATATACATAAGATATCTTAATAAGAGTCATTTTGTTCCCCCCTTTGCCTCTGTGTTATACAGAGTTGCCGGGAGCGAAAATGGCTCTTATTTATTTCTTTTATAGATTTTCACAATCTCCTGATTCTTTACCAAAATAATTATATCAACAAATGCCGTATTTCTTGAGCTATAAATTCCTTGCATCTGTTGCTCTATCTCATCCATGCTTAGTGCAGTTTTGTCAGCACATATAACAAAATTATTTGCTTGTTTCTTTTTCGATTTTACCATCCCATACAACGTATTTTTTCCATTTCCAAGGGGAGTTTTCAAATCAAATTTTATTCCATCTATCAGGTAATCCGGTGTCTGTATATTTTGAGGGAACGTTATCCTTGGAACCATCTTTATATCTTTCCCAGTTCCTTTTGCAATAATATTTGCAATTTCTTTTTCATGTTCCGAATAATCCAACAGCACTCTCTTTCCATCAACTTTGAAAGCTTCACCATTTACAAAATATTCCTGTAAATCCTCTACTTTACCAATTTTATTATCTTTCCCTATCCAAGATGCAGTTTTATCAACTGGAATCCCAAAGAAATTCTGCTCCCGTTTTTTGTCAGTATATTCTTGTATGTTTTCTGTTTTGGTCTTAAATTTTACATGTTTCCACTCCTTTTCCGCTCCATATCGTGGTTGGAAACTGTTTGACACAAAGTCCGCATCACCATTAACAAACGATTTTTTCCACTCCTCAAACGTCGTATCTGCCGGCACATAGTAGGTCTTTCCATCCTCGCCACGGGCAGCACGTTCGCCCACACTGTCAAATTCATCATCAAAATAAGGGCATGTACAGCCACGGCAATTCGGATGAAATGGCGGTACGGTAACACCAATCTTATAATCTTTCATTTGAAAATGTTTTCCATCCATCTCTCCACATGTATCACACGTATTGCTATCTAAGGTCTCAACCACTTGAAACTCTTCCACACCAAGATCAGAAAAACATGATTCCTGTGCCTTTGCAGAAAAAGCCGCCGATTCCGTCTGAACAATCCTCGCCGCCTGTGACCTGCTCACTTTCATGTTCTTGGATATTTCCTGTATAGCTCTATCCGGTGATTCCCCTGTAATACACATTCGAGTTAAAGAATCATGCATACTGTTAATTAGTCTTGTTTTGTCCGTCCAAACACGATCTGAAAAGTTACGTCCATCAACAGCCCACGGTTTATGTATAATATCACTGACTTTCTCTGAATTAAAATTCTGCATCTGCCAGCCAACACCCATACCTCGCTGTACTTCAAATGCTGTGTGATAATATCCAGATGTATAAAGATTTGTAATATGCTCATCTATGGAATCATGATAATTTCCGTACAATTTTTCAAATTCCTGCTGTGTCTGTAACTTAAGTGCCTCCAATCTGCTGATATGTACCTTTGCCGAAGCATTCTCAAGTTCTTTCATCCACTGCTGATTGATACCGTTTTCTTCTCCATATTTAATATAATCCTGTACATCCCACTTAAACTCTTCCAGCTCATCACTGTTGAGCAATTTTCTTGCCTCTATCATTGAAATTTTGTTATTGGATGCAAATCTCTGATACCAAGCATTAATTTTTCCGTCTAATACTTGTTCCGTACGCCGAAACTCCTGCTCGATACTCTGCATGGTCTGAACGGATGTGTCATGCTGCGCTTCTTCCAACTGCTGGAAACGTTCCTGCCAATATTCACTTGTCCGCTTTTCCATGCAATCACCTCATTTCATAAAATCCCCAACTCTTTATATACTGTTGCAATCTTCGGAAACTGAATTGCTATCCAATCAACCATCGTTTCTTCATGCCCAGCGTGCGGAGTATGTTCAAAATTATCTTTCAATCCACTTTCATTCAAAAATGCATGAATAATTTCATGGCGCAAGCAGCTCTTAAAGTACGCATCTTTTTCTTCGTCATTGCGAAACCAAAAATGCTCTTCATCATCTAAATCTGCTATAACGATCAGTGGGATTTCGCTACAACAGTAACCAGCCCACGAATTTTGGCTTAATTCTTTATCTTCTGACCATTTATGTATTTCTATTTGATATTCCGTCCCCAGAATCATCACTGTTTGCTTCATTAATTTTCTCCTCACCTTTTGAATTAAAAGCTCCAACATAAGCATCTGCTTTCTCTTGTGCTTCCTGTGCTTCTTTTTCTAACTGTTTTAATTCTGCGTCCGCATCCTCAACAAGTGGATGATTTTTAAGGATTGTCTTTTTACTTACAATTCCGACCGAATCCTTGCAAATCTGTGCCTGTTCCGCGTCATTCTTTACACAAGTGCGGGACCATGTCTGAATGATTTTCTTACAATCAATCACTTCATGTCGGCATATCGCTCTTACCAGACGTGCAAACCCAAGCTGAAACTCCGTTTCCGTCAACCCAGCTTTCATCTCCAGCAATGAATACATGAATTTAAGAGCTTCTCCGCTCTGATTCCCAAAATTCTCCGGCTGTGGATCAAATCCCTGCCCTTGTTCAAAAATAGCCTTTCTGGTGGCTTCCAACACGCTGTTACGTGCTTCAATCGGTATTTCAATGTTGAGCGTGCTCACTCCCGGATTACTTCCATCATCTCCATCAACCTTGATAGTTTTGTATTTTTTCAAGTCTGATAAAAACGTGTCGAGATCAGTTCCGCCATACCCAGACAGTACAAATATCAATTCCTGTATATCATCCAAATCATTAATAAAACCGCTGTAGACCTTGTCGTAAACGTCTATCAGCGGTTTTATATTTTTCAGATCGTTTGTATTCGTGTTGTTGTTCGGGAATGGAATAAAAGGCACCTCTCCGAATTCATGCCGATATTCTGCGACAAAATCGCCGGTATCCGGCACCATGAAAGTGTTATAGTAGAACAGCCCATCTTCTAAAGTGTCGCCACACTTCCGCCGGAACGTCCAACAACTTTCCTTATCCCAGTATTCATAAATTGTATAGGTATCTCCTGTTTCCTCGTCGATTTCATCATACACACGAAGAACACCGAGCAGTTTCTTTTTCAAATCGTGTGATTCAATCGGAATAATCTGCTTGCTGTCGACTACCGCCCACTGGAATGTCTCATCTTCATCCTCCCAGTAATGAATCCATCCCACCGATGCATTGGAAGCATTTACGCACAGCTCCATGCAGTTTTTCCGGTATTCATCACCGAGTACTTCTGTCACGACTTCATTTCCATGCTCATTCCCAATATCAAAAAGTGGCGGTGCTGTAAACATATATGCGGCCTTTTGATTGACAATAAGTCCGTGGAAGTTCCTCGGAATCCGGTTATCTGCATTACGCAACGGATTATCTGCATCCTCTTTTCTCTCATCACTAATTTTATTAATTAAAATATCCGTTTCATTCCGGTAATACCTCTCTGCCTGCATAGCATTAAAGGAAAACTTTGTATGTCCCGGTTCATATTTTCTTATGAGTTTTTTCATAACCTCAAGTTCCATGTTCTCACCTCTATTTCAAAATGCTGATACCGCCCGGCTTGCGAATAATCGTATAACAGAAATACCGAAGAGCATCCATCGCATGATCGTGCTGCTTTACCGGTTTATCCTCGCCACGCTCAGATGCTTTCTGGTCCCAGATATACGACCCAAACTCTTTGATCGTATTCGGGCACTGGTCACTGATGGCGATTTTCTCCTGATTCAGCAGCGATGCCACAAACCGGATTCCATCCAACACATCATTTTTTGCTTTCTTGATCGCATAGCCTCGTTTTTTCAACTCTGCAATGAAGGACGCTGCCGATGGATCTATAATGATCTTCACCGGCTTTATATCACCAAGCCACCGCTCCAGATCATCCGCATACTCACTATCCGTTTTCTGCCTTTCCTCATCTCGGCCGGAATAATAATACTCGCGGCAGCACACCCACCGCCCAGAACGTTCTTTGCACCACAACAGGAATACTGTTGCATTCTGTGTACCATAGTCACAGGACACATAATAATTTGCATTGACCAGATCAGCCGTGCTGGAAATCACATGCTTGGCAGTGTCGAACATATCGTAAATAATGCCCTCTGCCATCGCCCATAGTCCAAGGATGTACCGGCGGTAGAACACACCTGTGTACATGCCATGGTATCGTTCCTTGATTTTCTCCGACAGACTCAAGTTATCATCCATCGTGAAATGCAGATACAACAGATGCTTTTCTTCTCTCTTATCAATCCATCCGGTCTTGAACCAATGATACGGTCCATCCGGGTTGCAGTTGAACCAATACTTCGAACCATCAACAGAACATCGTCCGGTTGCCTGGTTCACGAAGCTTTCCGGCATCAACGCAACTTCATCAAAAAATACCCCAGCCAAGGTAATACCCTGAATGAGATCCTGTGATCGTTCGTCTTTGCCGCCAAATATATAGAAATAATTGGTCACATCTCCTTTTGTGATGATTACCAAATTGTCAGCCCTGTGATCTGCCACCGTATAACCGCGACTTCGCAGCATCAGCTTAAGCCAAAATAATACATTTCTGCGGAAAGAACCGATTGTCTTGCCGCACATACCAAAATTTTCGCCGTCAAATGTGCTCATCGCCCACATAACAAACGATAGCGACATACTCACCGTCTTGCCAGATCGAATAGCACCATCTGCGATAATACCATCCTTATCTTTAACCGGAGAATCTTCACACCACCAGTTCAATACCTTGCGCTGCTTCTTGGAAAATGGCTTGAACTTGAAAACCCGCTTAATCTTACTGATTCTCTTCATCACCCCAGTCCTCCGCGGCAGTACCATTCAAAGCTTCAAGGAATCCATCATCTGCAACCTCATCGCCGTCATCTGTCTGAACTTTGGCTTTCAGTAATGCAATCTCTGCTTTCTGCTTCTCAGTGGCAAGATCCATGTGATCCGAAAGCCACTGCAAAGCTTTCATCCGGTCAGCAAGTTTTACCTTTACGCCGTCCTTGCCTTTGGACACTTCTGAAATAATCGTTCCGTCCACATCCGCATCATTCTTGATATTGACATGGCTTACTGTGATAGTCTTTCGTTCTCCAGTGTCCAGGATCACATCTACATCCTCATTTCCAAACTCCACAAAATCAGTCACATCGGCAAAAGCAATGTCCATATACTTCTGGAAGATGTCTGACTCACTCAGGAACTCCCTGTTGAGACGTTCTTGTTTCAACCTGAAAATTTCATCTTTTATCCTAGCATTTCCGAGCAGTCTAGGACCATTTACCACGGCAGTCGCATAATCAACATCATACGCTTTCTGATATGCCTTGGTGGCATTAAAGCAACGAATATAATAAATGCAAAAAAGCTGTTGCTTATCAGTCAAATCAGCGTTTTGTATCACCGCTTCTACTTCATCTGCAACAGACTCTTTTTTTACTTTCTTTGTTTGTTTATTTTCTTTCGCAACGTTGCGTTTATTTTTTTGCAACGTTGCATTCGTTTCGCCATTCCATTTGTACCGGTTTTTCCAACTTCGTACCGTTCCCTCTGCTACTCCTAGTTGATTTGCAATATCTATTAGCTTAAGCCCTTGCTTATACATTTCAAAGGCTTTGTCCGCTCTCGCATCTTTTGCCTTTGGCAAGGACCATCACCACCATTTCTTTTATCAGTATCCCTCAAATAACTTAGGGGGAATAGGACGCCATCCGACGCCCATAAAAAAAGCGTAAGCAGATTCTTCTCTACTTGCGCTCTTTTCATTTTATATATTATCACGAATATATGTATCATTGTGTATCATCTTTATCAGATTCCTCATTTTCTATCATCAGTTGATAGTATACTCCTGTTGGATTGAAGTTTTTTAATGCATTAGCATGAATCCGGTGAATTTGTGCCCACTGATACCCCATATGCACACAAATCTTTTCCCAGCTGTACCGACGAAGATACCGATATGTTAATACCTCTCTTTCTGTCTCATTTTCCATCTTTTCAATATCTGCAAATATTTCTGCATATAGATCAATACGTTTGTATCTGGCAGCTATTAGCTTATTTATCAGTTCGTCCAACTTTGCCATATAATCAGACAGATCTGTTTTATTATGTGCATGCGGCATATCATCCATAATAACAGACGGCATCATTTTATCCAGTCGCAATTGTTCTATTTCTTCCTCTATACGTTTGGCTGCATTTATGGATGGAATATATGATTGTAAGTACGCCTTTTTCAAATCGTTATTGTTCACTTTATTTCCCCCTGGTATTTCTTTTAACAAAATTTTATCACGTACTTACATATTGTTTGTGCCAACTTTAAGGCAAAAAATACCAACCATCGTAATTGGTGGTTGGTATTAATGGAATCATATTTTTTTATTTTGCAGATACTCCTATCAAATAATTTATAAATGCACTGCACGATACTAACATAAACTTTGCCTCATCGAATGTTGATGATGGACCACCTATATCTCCTGCATGGCGGATACCATTCGCATCGCTCGTATATCCGTAAAGAATATTGAATGCAGATTTTAAAGCTTTGTGAATTACCACTCCGCTATCTTCAATTTTCTTTAGCATATTACCTAGTGTAGCTTCTTTCCCATTTACTCCCGTAAGTATTTTACAAATAGCTTCAACAGCACTTATGCTTTCTTTAATTGAGTTTTCATAATCCGGATTTTCTCTATTAGATAAAAAACCAACCGCTTTAGATATGTGTGTATTAACAATACTATATGGACTATCTGCAGCCTTATTTATTGCTTCAATTTCATTCTCATCTGTGATTGGAACAATAATTTCATTTACAAAACGATATCCAACGTACTCATTTTTAAATATAGTGTTATAGTCCTCAGCATATTCATCTTTCTTCCAGGAATTCATTTGTTTCATTTTCTGAACTATAAATTCAATAAGTGAAAAAACCTCATCATATGTATTTTCACGAATAGTTTGATATATTATTTCCTTAACATTTTTCTCATCACAGATTTGTGAACAATCAAATTCAAACGCAAATACCTGAATTATTATTGACTTGTAAAATGTCTGTGTTCTCTGGAAATCAACATCGTTCAAAACAATGCTTGTCATGTTAATCAGCATTGCCCTCGTTCTATCATCTAATGATTCATATTGCATATTTCTATTTTCGATGCTTATATTGTTTCTGTCTGAAAAACCACCGCGCAATCGAACCTTATAAGTTGGTTTACTATCTGATCTTTTCATTTTCGCATTCCCCCTCATACAAAGATTATATCACTGCATGAACATTTTTTCAAAAATTTCTACTCCCTTCCCCATACAATCATATACTGTCCGTTCTTTTCTTCTACCAGATGACACATCCTCTGACGCATTAACCTCTGTGCCATGCTGCGTCTCCGGTAAAAACTCCGCCTGCTGATCGGGAGAATACCATAATGAGCCTCAAGCATATCATAGGACACTTTATGTATTATGGATTCTGTTAATTCTCTGGCTATGAAGCTGTCAACCTCATTACAGATCTCATACGTTTCTTTTTCACTCATCATGCACATTCCCCCTTTCGTGCAAGCTGTTTATGTATTATGCAACATTATAACATATGTTCCACTCGTTTTATAAGCTTTTATTATAATCTAATGCAACATTTTGGTTTATATATTGTTTTCAAAAATAAAAAAGAGCCGGACATACAAGACATTAAGTCTCATATATTCGGCTCTACGGCGCTAACTTATACAACTATTATATCATACATAGTCTTACTTTTCATCTTTTAATAGTTTTGATACATTTTCTCCTACTAAGGAAATTTTTTTTCTTATCTCTTCTTGAAATTCTGATGTGCTACTATTTATCTTTTTTACCTGCTGTCCTTCCTGTTCCATGCAGTTCTCCTTGCATGTTTCACGAAGATCACTCATAAATTTCCCGGTCAAATGTCTAATCTCTTCTGGGGCAAATTCTATACATAGCGCTTTTAACACGCTACTATATGTCCCTATTCCTACTAAACATTTTTCCATCATTGCATTTGCTTCCCAGTTAAATTCCCTATGACTTGTAATAAACTTTTCTGTATCGGAAGAGCATACGCACTCAACAGCTTTATCTGAAACAATATACGCTAACATTTCTAATTCGCTCAGCCAGCCAATACATTCTTTCAAATATTGCAGCTTTAGCTCCTGTCTCTTATATTTGGCGTTTTGTTTTCTCTCGTCATGTAACGTTATTATTAGAATTATAAATGGTGCCAAAACTTCAACAATTCTCCATATTGTATCATCTTTACAAAGACATTGAGTAATTTCCATTTTTTCTCTTATTCCTTCCTCTAAAACTACCCAGTATATGTATAAAAACTTTCCGACATCGAATATTGACGATTAATAGATAGATGCATTAATAAGGAGCTATCCATTGATCTCCCTCTTTTAAATTTTGAGGTTCTTCATCTGAAAAAATCACATCTGGCTTATTTTTCGTTTTTTTTGCCACAACATCCTCTGCCAGCTCCTTTGTATCTCTATATCCAAGTCCATTATTATTTATCGTTTGAGCAACTTGTGAATTACTTATTTCAAGATTTTCGATTTTTGTCTTTAAATCTCCAAATTGAATTTTAAGTTCATTTGCTTCTTTTATCTCTTTTCCTCCAATTAAACCAACGAAAAGACCAATAATTGAAACAATCAATCCAAGTGAACCTACAATGTTATCAAAATTTCCAAGACAGTCATTTATCTTTACTAATATTTCCATTCACAATCCTCTTTTCATTTGCATTTTGTATCATTATACATCCACAACCGCCAATATTCAATTCTCAATGTACTACAATGCTAATGTCTGTATACAATTTTTACCGGCATATTTCAGCCGGCAAAAATATCAATATTCAGTTTTGTTCTATGGCATCCTGTAATCTCCCTCTAATGCATTTTCAATTGCGCCTCCTAGATCAGAAAAGAAAACGCCCTCTTCGTCACAATCGTTTTGCCAAAGTCTTGCACCTAAATCATTCAGAATTTCACTTGCTTTTTTTTATATTTCCTTTTCTTCCTCTGAAAAATCAATGTCTACATCATTACTCTTATAAAAGTTAGCCATCTTTTTTCTACCTCCGTTTAATCCGTTAAAGTTCAGTTTACCAATCATATTTCTTATCATCCAAAAGATCTACATCTGTATAATTATCAAGACACTTTTCATAATGCCCTTCCTGCTTAGTAATACCAGAATAAGTTTCATATGGATTTGGAAGATTATGCTTTTTACAACAATCATAGCAAATAACAAAGCTTCTTGTTTTTTCTCTACGCCCATATGGTTCATTGTCCGTGTGATATCTGGCAAAATTTTGGAAAGGTGTCATAGATAACAGCGTTGCAGTCCTATCGCAGTCTTTTCCACAAAAATCACAAATTGCATGTACCATCCTACTATTCCTCCATTAATTCTAATTTTCAGCTATTTCCATTTTGGAAATAGTTCAGTTTAGCTATAATTTTCTGTTAAAAATCTGCCACAATAAGGACAATTAGAGATATGCGATGTTTTATATAAGACACCAAAATCATCTCTAATTTCAAATGGTTCATTGGCTTTATGCCCCTTACATATACAGCATGTTTGTTTTTGCTTTTCAAATTTACTCATATAATTTCTCCTTTAAATTTCTAAATTTGTAGAATCATTCGAATCTACAAATATTTTCTATAGTGTTCTGGAAATTTAAAATCTTGTTCTCTCCCTATATTCCCTGGTTTTCTATTCAATCTCTGTAATTCCGTGGAGAAACTATTTACATTCAAATCCAAATCATTATAGCATTGACTGCACTCAAGTCTTACAACCCAATTAAAAGAACCACTATCGTATTGATATAATAGTGCGCTTGCTTTTGGATAAGAATTAAGGTAGTTTTCTATCTCCTGAAATTGTCTAGCGGTTTCTTTGCAATCCGTATATCCGCTTATCTTGAGCCAATGAACATACTTCATACTTCGCCTCCTAAATTCTAATTTAACTGACCTTTTAATTCCCACTTTCAAATTCTTCAAGTGCTTTGTAATACTCACTTCCCTTAATTTCTGTGAACCCATCACTCTCTGGTGTTATTCCATTCTTTTTAGTTTTAACGTTCAGATAGCATTTTCCGTCATGTTCAAATCTGGTAACTGAATAACCGCCGTAACGCAATTCCTGAAAATAATCTCCTTCTCTAACTGGATGATTATTAATTATGATTTTTCTCTCAATGCATAATTCCTGAAACTCTTTTAATGTTTTGCTATTTGCTCTGAAACTACGCATCATCACATCGGAATCACAGAATATATTGACAGGTTTTAATAATTCCTTACCGAACTTTGCATTATTTTCTTCGCAATCCTCGACGTAAAGACGAATACTGTGTTTTTCAAAATCTTCGAATGGTCTATTGCAAAATCCATTGCCGCCGATATGATAGGCGTGCCCTGCAATTCCTTTTTCGTTAAAAAATTCATTTATCAATTTTCGTCTTTCTTCGTCATGGACGTTGTAATCTTTAATTTCATTTAAAAAATCTGCATTTGTAACAATATAGAATTTTTCCATGTTTTTTCTCCTTTAAAACAAACTCATTTGTTGCTCGTCATAAATATATCTTTTTCTTTCTGGCATCTCTCGCTGGCAAAATATACGCTTAACTCTTTCTTTCTGTTTGAGATTTGCCATATAATAATTATCAACCTCCGGCGGAACTGACAAATAGTATTCTACCGGCAACGGTAACTGATTCTCGGCACAGATTTCTGCGATCTGACGTTGATAATAAATGATATGATTCCGTGTCAGATTCATGTTGCAGCCATCGGACCAGAACGGATCATTACATCCATTCTGATTTATATCCTTCCATTGCGATATTTCTTCACGGATATACTGGCAATATATTTTTACTTTCTTCTCCGGTGTTTCTTCTTTCATGGCATCACCTCCGGGAAGTCCGTAATACCTTTCATATAGCAGCCCCAAAATGTTTTTGATGCTTTCCCGCTTCTATGTCCAAATAAGGGCTTCTGACCTATCGCATCCCATACCTTATTGGCTGGAATTTGACACTCGGACCATTTAAAGATCAGTACGCCATCCGGCTTTAGAACTCTCATGCACTCACGAAAACCGTCATGTAGCATCTGCGGCCAATTATCTTCCAGTCTTCCGTACTTCTTTTTCATCCATGCGTTTTCTCCAACATGTTCCAGATGCGGTGGATCAAACACTACAAGTGCAAATGTATTATCTCCAAACGGTAAATTTGTGAAATCGCACTGTATATCAGGTGATACTGTGCAGGTTCGCTCAGATTCTCCATTTGTTGACTTCCATATTCCAGTTAGATTTTCTGACCGCTTATCACAATACACCGCCGCCGGATGATTTTTATTAAACCAAATCGTTTTAGATCCGCATGTTACATCTAATATCTTTTTTTCTTTTATATTCATTTCCCATAGGAACCGGGTACCCTTTATGCGCGCTGGTTCGGCTCCTTTCTGTAATAATTCTTGTTATTGACAATTTTTAAATAAAAGCTACAATATATTTACAGCACCATACCTTAGTAGGCTTAAATTTATGATAAGGCAGGTGATTATGTTGAATATTTCAGATGTTTTGCAGCTTCTAACATTAATAGTCATAACGGCTCAACTGATAGAAACCATTAAAAACAATAAAGAAAAATAAATCATAATCCAGCCCCAAAAAATTGTTAACCGAACAGGACAGGTGCTTTTTTAGTGCATTTCCTATAAAGGTAAACTTATCTGTCCCTTACAATTTCCACCGATGGTTGTCGGGTCCCATCCAACTCCAATGTAGTCCAGAACCTTCGCCCATCCATAGTCGTTCCCATCCTTATCCTTGCACATATGGAACATCAGATAATCCCACTCTTTCGGATTGCTCTCATACAACAGATCAAACCGATGTGGTCTCTTTTCCATGTGAATCCCAAATCCACACATACTGCATCCGGTGCGCTGCGCCTTTGTCGTGTACAATGTACCATCTGGCTTTTTTTCAATCGCTCCGTAGATCTCCGGTATAATGCTGTCTGGCATTTCAAAACTTTCAGATAATTTTCCATCTCTCAAAAGTTTCTCATGATATTTTTCTCTCAGTCCGGCTTTCCACAGTTCGTCCATTTCCAGTGCGAGTTTTAAAATGTCCTGCCTATGGAAGATTGCGAATGGTGCTGATCTGATCGTGGATGCTCCGAAATAATTACATCCGTTCATCCGCAAGCTCTTGGCACGCCTGCCGCCTTCTGATGCCATCAGTCCCAGATATGGCACGCTATTATGTTTCTTTCCCCAGTTATCACAGTTCTTTTCCTTGAGATAATAACAGCATTTAGCAGATACAAGGAAGTCTGGCTTCTGGAAATCACACCCTTCATTTTCATTCTCATATCCACCGAACAACTGTAACCATCGTTGATTTAACTGCATTTTTGAGTTTTTCTGCCATCCACCATATTCTCCAGTTTCTCCGGTTATGATCGCATGACGGACTGTCTTATTCTTCTCGCTCGGATTTTGCAAAAGTTCTATCTTCCCGGCAATCTCTTTTGAAATGACCGGAAACCCAAATTCCTGTATAACCTTTGGTTTTGTCCAATATGTGCCATCATCTCTTTTCAGTGGCGGTACATTTATTATTCCAAGAGCCTTATGTACTCTCTGTATACTCTTGTCTTCCAGTGTAGATGCACTGACTCCTGGTGCATCAATTCCGCATACCTCATGTAAAAACAGGTATAAGATTATACTGTCAAGTCCACCGACCGAAACATGGTAGTTGAGCAATCTTCCATCACATTCAGTTGCAAATTCTTCTGCTCTGATCTGTGCGTATTTTCTTTTATATTCATATGGCTGCTTTTCTTTCTGCATAAAAGATGCTATCTTTTCGTATGCTCCGATTCGCTCCATACGTTCTTTTACTGATTCCATTTTTTCTCGGAGTAAAGAGCTCTTTCACGCTGGCCAGCAAACCTCTCACTCCTTTCAATTTACTTTAAAATTTCATCCAAGCAGGCATTCCAACCCACCCGACGTATTGATGTGCTGAGATCTTCATAACCGGATTTTAACTTTGGTATCTTCTCCGGCAGTTCCCGGAGCGGACACCAATCTGGCTTTCCAACGTTATATGCATCTTCTTGTGTCACACCACATATTAAATTTAATATTGGATTATCTCTTTCGAAAAAGCTACAAGGACAATCAGCACAGCATTCCGGCATATCGTCCATTATCAATATTCCTTTAGGCATATTCACACTCCTTCCGGTTTCTCGCACCGCTCAAATTCGATTACCCAAACGTAAGGATTCGCATCCCAACCGTAGCGGTCAATATCGGATTTCTTGATGGTTGATTCCCACAACCAAGCAAATTGTTCCTTTGTAATCCCGTACTCTGGGTCTACTTCTGTTCCATAATTTTTTTCACCGTATCCGATATCATCATAGAAAAGGTTTCCAACACCTTCGCTTTCTGCCCCCTTTGGTGTGATATCCTGCAACCGCTCCACCCTCACATCCGTAACCTTAAGCCAGATACGTGCCGCTTCTTTCGGCATATGAATTGATGGTTTCCATTTAGTAACATCGGCTATATCATCTTTCTGCCAATCTTCGTAGTAATAGTATCCGTTCGGTGCCTTTTTCCATGTTTCACGGACATACAGGATGTTGCCCGGCTCATACGGTGCTTTATATGCCGTCATTATCAATTCCGCATCCGTCATGTCGCAATATGGCTTAAACGTCATCCTCTTACCTTTTAAAAAATCATCAGGCGCAGCATTTTTACACTTGTCTGGCAACATTCCCAAAAACTGACGAGAACTTACCAGCCGCCTGGTGCAGGTCTTCCACCCGTTCAGAATTGCCCGGACCATTTCTGTGTTGAATAAAATCGGTTTAATTGACATCTACTCCACCGCCTTTCACGATCTCGATTGCTTTCTCAACCGCATCATTTATAGTCTTGTTTTCAATTTCTGTCATATGATACAAACTACTGTCCCAGTAACTGTCATATTTATTTCCATATTTTTTTAATCCATACAACTGCTCCACAACCTTGTCCGGGTCATAGGCGGTCGGTTGCGCATCTATTAATTTTAAAATTGCATCTTTAATATCATTAGTAAATACATCTTTATTTTCTACCTCATCCCAAATTCCTAAAATTTTTATATGTCCTTCTAATTCATCAGCATCAATCAATCTCATCGTTCGCCCTCTTGTTCCAATCTGTAGTTGCTTTCGCACGCTCGTCTCTCCCTGTTCTGATTCCTCCTTCCTGATCCATGTACATCTCACATTCATAGCTTTTTGGAAGTTCTGTTCCGCATTTCATACATTTGATTTTGAACATTACCCCAACATCCGAATGTAATGGCTTATTTCTAATGGTTAAGAACATTGCTTTTCCACCGCAGAACGGACATGGCTTAAGGCTTTCACTCATTCTTCATCACCTCCAAAACTAAATTCAATCCCATCGCTCCAATCGACACCTAACTGTTTACATTTTGCTCTCGTAGATGTACCTCCAGAATGACTGGTTCTGAAAAGAAACAGTTCTTGAACGATACTAAAATATGACATTCTATAATAAAAGCGTTCCTCTTCGTCCAACTCCCTAATAGCATCTTCACCATGCACATATTCGTACCATTCCTCGAACTTTCCGACCAACTCCTGCATAAGGCTAATGCAATACTTCAAGATGTACTTTTCATCGTGGCTCTCCAATTCTTTCTCTACAATCTGTTTCTCCATCGCCGCCCGGCATTCTTCCGGCGTGCCGATTGCTCTATACTGTTTCACTTCTTCCGATACTAATGCCATTTGACATAGTTCTTTATAATTTTTTTCTTTATCATACTCAACTTCTGTGAATGGTTTATCCAACAGAACACATAATAATTCGTACCAGCTTAAACCATGTCGCCTTGCTAATTGCTCTAAAGTCTGTCCACAATGATTTTCCATTGCCTGTTTTTCATGCGGTGCAATTAAATTCCAGTCTATAGATTCATTTGTTTCTAAAATTGGGAATTTTTTCTCACTCATAACCGCACCTCCAACAGCTCCGGGTTATCAATCATGTTGCCGATCACTTCAAAATTCTCTGAATCAAAATCATCCAGTTCCTCGTAGTAATCACAGCCCGGTTCATTCGTACACCATCCGTTTTCGTGCCACACGACACGCTTTCTCGTCTCATCTTCTGGAAACTCAACGTCGATATGCCCTGAAAGAATATCATTCTCAAAAATCCGTCTGCCGCTTTTATCATTAAGTCCTGTGCACTGGCAAATAGTTGATGGGTCTATCTCGTAAACAGCTTTTTTACTTGCGAAAACCGGTTTAAAAATAAGCGGTCTTCCTGCAAGTTCATAATAACTACCAGACATCCATTCTCCGTCATCAATGCACTTTCCGCGGAATAAATATCTATCTTCCATCCTTTTTCTCCATTTCTTTCTGCAACCATTTCTTGATATTATTTTTGCAACCTGTATCACAATTACTATGTCTGCAATTTATTTTGTCTGATAAATACACTACGCAATGCTGGCTCACAGTAGACAGCATTTCTGCCAACTCCTCATCCGTCATGCTTCTGATCCGGTCTGCATTGGTCTGTGGCTTCTTCTGGTCTCTAAGAAACGCACCAATTACAGGCATATCCCTGTCTGCAAAAGAGAGATGCTCACTACTTTTCGCAGAATAGATAACCAAAGGATTCTGTCTTCCAGCTTTACCGGCTCTTAATACCTCATAATGATTGTTTGAGAGCGGAAGCAATTGCCATCCATCCTTAACCAGCCATTTCTTTAAATTTTCTAACTTACTGATATGTAACACATTTCTTTTTGCCATATTTCTACCTCACTAAATCCGTTCTTTTAACAGATATCCCTTTAAATTTCCCGGTGCGACAATACTCTGCGGTATCAAAAAAACAAATGCATCCATCGCCTTTTTTTTCAAGTGCTATGCTTACACCATTGCTTACCAGTGTATTTTTTAACAACGTCAGTACCACTTGTATCTCCTGCTTGGTCTCCTCTGTCATTTCAACTGCGCCCTCCCGAATTTATTACTTTTTCAATGATTTCTTCCCGTAACTGCTCTGCTATATGGTCCCGAACCGATTCCTCTGGGAATGCGATCTGATACGTCCGTTCCTTGATGCGGTTCGTGATCCGGTCATCATACTGCAACGTCTCCAACGGATCATTGCTCGTAAAAATAGTCACTTTTCGGTTTATGTAACGCTCATTGATGATTTGATACATCTTGTCGTTGATCCAGTCCGCTGGTCTCTCCACTCCGAAATCATCAATCACAAGGATGTCTGTGGTGTAGAGCGCGTCCAAAAGCTGATTCTCACTGCATTCTGTATCTCTCCGCCATGTATTCTTAATCTCTTGCAGGATGGTCAGTGACACTGCAAACTTCACTGCATAGTTTTTCATCAGTTCATTTGCAATCCCGGCAGAAATCCTTGTCTTACCGCTTCCCTTTGTCCTCGACCAGATATACAGTCCCATGCCTCTTTCCTTCTGGCTCTCGAAATCATCCAGATAGGTTTTTATGATTTTACAGGCATCTGACACCATCTTTTTACTTTCCTGCTTTCTGTACACATCCATTCGAAACGATCTCAGATCCATCCCACGGAATGCCTCCGGTATATCTGCGAATCGCAACCGCCTTGACATGACCGCTTTCTTACGGCATTTACACGGTACTGCTATTTCAACTCCGTCTTTTATTTTCAAGATCCACTCCCGACCTTCGCAAATTGGACACACATCAGAATCCTTGGAAGTCTCCGGTGTCTCCGCGTTCCTGCATGAGTTCGTTGAGTGATTTTTCATGCGTTCCAGTATCTCTTCCAACTGATCCATCGTTCTCTCCTTTCAGGTACTGCATAAACAAGTTCTCTCGTAAAAAATTCTCAGGCTTTTTAATATACCGCTCTGCTGTTTTCTCCCGTCTGCATATATCTGCATAATTCTGTGCGGCCAATACCAGATCATCTTCCGGTACACCAGCCAGTACCACATTGCAGTATTCTGTTTCAACAAGACAGCCAGTACACCGTTTCGGATAGGCCGCGGCAAACTCTCCGAATTTTTCCACGGGGGATATAGGGGGTGTGTTTCTTCCCTTCTTTCCTTCTTTCTTTTCTTCTATTGTTGTCGTTAGTTTGTCGTTAGTTTGTCGCTTGTATGTCGGTTGCTTGTCATTCTGCTTGTCGGTTGTCTGGTATAAATCGTACTTAACTACTGTAAATACGCTAAATTTGTTTGTCGTTTTGCTTGTCACTTCGCCTGTCTTTTTCAAATGCGAAATTGCTGTGCGAATTTCACGGTCTGTAAGACCTGTTTCGCCCGACAGTTTCCCGATGGACGAGACAAACGATCCGCGTGGAATCGTTGTCCCTTTGAAATTTCCATCCTTCCAATTGGCTTTCAGCAACATATGGATAAACAGCCGGGTTGTATTAATGTCTGTGTACCACTCCCACTCCAGAAGTCCACGGCTCAGTTTTATGTAGTTGCCATCCACCAGATCACCCCGTTTCCAATTCCGATATTGTCACTTCTGTACGAGGATGCCATTTATCTACATCCACATAACTCCCATCAGTGGAAACAATGATTTTACAGTTATCATCCTTAAGGATCTCGTAATGTACCAGAATGTCATGCAATGCCTCATGCAAATTTGTCAGATCAACTCTTCGTCCAGTTGGCATATAATAAACAGCTTTTACATTCACCGGGCTTTCAATAGTCTTTATGTCCGGCATGTATGCCCTGCACTCTTTCTCATACTTCGTGTACGCTTCGGATGGGATGATAAATGGTCTGCCGCTCCCGGTAAATACAATCCTCTGGCTATTCTTTTTTGTGATCGGTTTCAAAGGTATTGTAAATTTATACTCCATCGACATCCTCCAGATTCAGTTGCGCATTACTGTCTTTGATTTCTTCTGCCAGTACATACGGTGGTTCATAGTTTCTTACGATCTCAATAGCGATATTTTTCTGATTTCTGTGGATGCAGTTATATTTGCTTACCTCGAACTGTCTTTTTAATTCCCGGTAAATATCTGAATACACCTTTCCACGGATGGAGCTGTCATGATATGCATTGCTGTTCTTACCGCCCAGGCAATCAATCACCCGCTTATTTACTTCCGCTTTCACATCATCTGCGTCCGATGGGAGCAACGGCAACGTTTCCTTGAAATCCTGCAAATCTCTGTTGATTGCATCCACTTTACTGTCTACTTCTTTGAGAGCTGCAAACTCCATTTCCAAAAGCTGCATTGGAGACTTCGGTTTCTGAATAACATCTTCCATCTCATGAAAACGATTGATGTAGCGTGCCGTGAACTCTGTTCCTTTAATACCTGTCAGTTTATGGGCGATGAACTCGCAGCCTTTCTTGGTAATGTCATAACATGGTAATGTCTTATTTTGCTCTGTTTTATATGTATTTTCTTTAAAGAAATCGGTGGGCTCAATTTTGAGCTCTCCTAATTCCTTTACATAAGAACGTACATCTCTCATTAAATTTTTATGTTCTTTTTCCACCATCTCCGCAACCTCAACTGAGGTAATTGTTTTCTGTTCTAAATTCAAAACTTCTCCTTTCTCCCGGTACATGACAGCACCGGGAAATCATGGCTTCCAACAATCGTGATATATCATTTTCTGCATGAATAGGTTTCTTTCTGCCATTTGGCAAGGTGTTTCAACCCTATAAATCCTTTACAACAATTCCATAGACCTTATACATCTCTCTGAACCGGATCACTCCAAGGCTGTGTGCCAGTGTGTGGTGTTCTCTGCATAAACAGATTTTTTTATAACTGGAATCATCTACTTTTGTTCTGTCATTACCCATTCCGATTGCATCCTCGTGATGAATCTCTCCATCTTTTCCGCAGATCGCACATTTTTTATGTACCAGACAGTAGTAAAGGTATCTTCCTATATCATCTGTGCGCTCTATTGCATTTCCAGAAAGTGGTATCCCCCATTCCAAGCAAAATTCAATCAGAAAGCTAATAAAGTCTCTTGCTGTATCCATTGAACAATTTGAAAGACTGATATGTTCTACTCCTGTTCGCACTGTATATTCATTCTTAAGTCTTTCTTTCGCTTCTTCTGGTAGATATCCTGTCCAGTCTGAAATATCCCCTATCGTGGCATATGCCTTTTTTCTCTGTTCTGCCGATATGTGTCTGCCATCATCAAACCGGATCTCAGCATTTGATATTTTCTTACGCTGTAACATATCTCCGATCTGCATACCAGGTACAGAAATAATAAGATCCGTGCCACTTTGTGTTTCTTTGTATTTGCTTATTTTTACAAGCGCATGCATTATGCATCACCCTTTTTTCCGGCATTTGCTGCAATCGTGACTTCAAGTTTTCTCATGCATTTATTCCACTGATTAATATCAAGTTCCTGTAATGTATTTACATGAAACAGCTCAACAATTGTATCCATTGATACATCCGCTTCTTCCAGTTTTCCGAGTAGAACCTGATATTTCACATCATCAATTTTCTGAGACGGATATTGTTTAAATACAATGTTCATCTCCTGATCTACAATTTCTAATTCATCAATTTTGCCATCCGAGGAATATTTAATAAGATTTACAAAAAACTTATCTCTTGTAGAAGATTTTCCATTATTGTCTGTTTTAATATGACAATTGGCTGCCGGAATCCATATAAAAGGTGCCGTGTATAATTCTCTTCCAATTCCATGCTTTACACATGCCCTCTTAAATGCATCCGATGCTCGTCCCTTTTCTTTTGCTGTATAAGATGCAGTTCCTACATCCTCTTTAGAAATCCACATCTTCTTTTCGTTGTCCCATGCAGAAATAATGCAATATAAATCTCCATCGATTACTTCATATCTGTCCTGCCATCCGAGCGCTCCATATTTTTCATCAAGCCTTTTTTGTCCATCTCTGGAAGTGACATACAACAGCAAAGACAATCCTTTTTCTGAAATCTGCTGAACTCTGCAACTGATTTCATTTGCATTTAAAAAATTATTTTCCATTATCTTGCCTCTCAATCTTCGATATAAACTCTCATATCATCCAGGCAGCTATCGCAATAATAATCTCCTCTAATCTGTACTGCTGTATCATCCTGGATGTGTTCACCGCAACATATACATTTTGGTCTACGCTTAAGCCATTCGCATTGACTCCGATCTCTGTCTTTCCACAAATCGTAACTATCATTCATATCTGTGAGAAAATCCCTCCCCATCATCGTCTGTGTTGGTAATCAGCTTCCTTGTGCCATACACGAATTCACCATGAATACTTCCGTCGGTATGCCATGACACTTCACCGGTTTCTATGTCTAAATCTTCCAGTGTTCTTTCAAATTCATCCAGTGCATCCTTGAGTATTCCTAAATCCTTCCATGTCAAACTAGGCGCTGCCATTCAAAAATTCCTCCATTTCCATCTGTCTGAAATCTGTAGATAAAACCATGTATCTGACAGCTTTCTCTTGCTGTTACTTCATGTACTGCTCGTCCCGGCATTCTTCACACATGTTTCCTTCGCCGGGATCTAAACTGCATCCACAGATTCTGCATTTTCTGTAAATCATAAAATCACGCTTTCCAATATTCAGTTTTCGTGTTACAATAAACGCAGAAATACTTTTGTATTTCCACGGTTAAATAGCACCTGTACTCGCCAAAGTTATCAGGGTGCTATTTTTTTGTCCTCAAATTCTCCAGGGAACTCAACATCAGCGTCAAGCTTGTCCTTCCGGCGGATCATGTAAAAGTATGCTTTCCGCTTTTCTTCCCGGCGTTTCTCCACATCCATGATCGCAACTCCCACAAGTGCAACCAAAGCTCCGAGTGCCATAGCGATTAATAATAAGATGTACTTTTCACCATCCGCATCGAGCATTCCGCAAAGAAACATAATTCCAAGCCCTACCGCTATAAATACTTTACTGATCTGCTTCATTCTCCACCTCCTCGTTGTCTGCTCTTGGTTCGATACCTAGAAACTTGTCCAGCTTTGCCCGGAAGATAAAATACTGATAATTCTTAACCTTCGAAGTCGGCTTTATCACACTTCCGAGATCCCATCGTCCTGCTTTCATCTGGCGTCTAAGGTATTCCACATTGCATCCTATCTCGGTGGCGGCTTCTTTTACCGTTAAGCGTTGGCTCACTCTCGATCTCTCCTTTCATAATATTCTAAGTTGATTTTCGCTTATCAAAATGTTAAAATTTTTATGCCACATCATACGGAAAGGCTTTCAAAGGAAAATCTCGCCTTTGGAAGGGGGTGGCATATATGACTTCTCTTTCTGAGAAAGCTTTAGAGATTCTTCAAGCCAATACGGAAAAAACAGAATTTTCAAATTCTTACCTAATCAAAAATGGTTTTTCCGATGCAACCGCCAAAGTTGCTATCAATGAGCTTGAAGCGGAAGGTTATATAGTTATCAGCCGTACTTATATAAGCGGCAATGTAGTTTTTGAACTCATATAACCTATATAGTCCTGAGTGTTCCAGCACTTGGGACTATTTTTCTGTCTCAAAGAGATAGTCAAATTTACATTTGAAAAGCTTGCACAGAGTTTTAATTTCAAAAGTTGTGAATTTTCCAGATTTTTTCTTACTTTCGTATGAAACCCTTGAAATCCCAAGTTTCTCTGCAACATCCGAATTTGTAAACCCTTTACGTGCCTGTTCTGCTTCTAAATTTCTAAACAAAATTTTACCTCCTTTCTCAGTTGTTTGCACTTTGCAAACTCTGATTATAATATAATTGCTTTTCGTAAACTTGTCAATAGTTTTCTTTACAAATTGCAAACTTTTTAATTGACATGTTTACGCGTGCTATATATAATCAAGGTAACAGGAGGTGCTAATCATGGGAGACAACTTTAATGAGAATTTGAAAAATGCAAGAATACGAAAAGGAATGTCACAAAAAGATGTTGCAGAAGAAATAGGTGTTGCAAAATCTACATATTCACTATATGAAAGTGGAAACCGTGAGCCAAATGTTCAAACAATAAAGAAAATTGCAGATGTATTAAGTGTTTCAGCAGATGATTTGCTTGGTTTAAATGAAGAACCTCAAACTCTAGCAGCTCACTTTACTGGTGCCGAATATACAGATGAAGAATTAGACGAAATCAAACAATTTGCTGAATTTGTAAAAGCAAAAAGAAAGTAGCAGTCCGGATTATTGGACAGTTACTATAATATACTGGAGCGGGAGGTATCTAAATGAACACTTTTGAAGAATTGCAAGATGAAGCCTGCAAGGATGGTATAGAAGTTATAGAAAATTATCCATTCACCAGCGATCGAATAGAGGGGTTATATGTGGACAGCACGATCGCTCTGAGTAAAGGTCTTACAACATGTGCAGAAAAAAGCTGCGTACTCGCTGAGGAACTCGGACATCATTACACCGCATCTGGAGATATTATAGATCAGTCAACCGCAGAAAACAGAAAGCAAGAACTTCGTGGAAGAATCTGGGCTTACAACAAGCAGATCGGATTGACAGGGCTTGTGAATGCCTACCGCAGCCACTGCCAGAATGCACACGAAGTTGCAGAATATTTAGGTGTTACGGATGAGTTTCTTGCTGATTCTCTGGATTATTACCGGAGCAAGTACGGATGCTGTGTCCAGATTGATAATTATATTATATTTTTCGAACCGGCAGTTGCTGTTATGGAATTAATTTAGTAATTTGAATGTTCCACCATATAAATTATCCACCAAAGGGAGAACTACATATGCATAAGCTTTTTTTTAAACAACTTCAAAAGTTAATTGGTGTATTTTTTCTATTAGAAACACTTATCGGCATCCTAATTATTGTAAAAAATATTACCAATATTATTCAGGTAATTGCCGCTGCAATAGTATCAATAATGTTTGGTACACTTTCATTCTTGCTTTTAAAAAATGATTCATCAAAAAAGAAAGTTAAAAATTCAGATGCAATATGCGCTGACAAGCCACAGGAACGAGATTATTCTAAGCAAACGGAATATGTCCAAGACGGTAACGTAATATACCGTGCAGATGGTAAAAAAATCTCTGATGAAGAAGTGCCATACCTTATGCAAGTAGGATACGAAAATGCTTTGGCTGAGGAGAAAAATAGTTCCAACCCAAAGTTTCATAGATCATTTAAGGAAGAGGAATTATCTTACTCTTTTGAAAATAAATACTATAACGAGATTGCTAAAAGAATAGAAAAATTTGAAACTCCATACCATAATTCCTTTTCAGAGCAGGACTTGTCAAAAAAAATTATGTTATTGGAACAATCTATTACGGAATTCGATAAATGTAAAAATTTCTGCTATTCAAAAGGAAAAGGCGGCACAATCTATTTTCAGGACATGTATGAATACTTACACAATACACATAATGATTGCTTTTCTTACCGAGATATGATTTTAGGCAGTCTGGAAGAATGTTATTACGAACGAGACGAATTGATTCCCGAAATAAAAAATGCAATTTCCAATCACAATGGAATATTACAGAAAAACATCTATGCAGAATTGCCAGATTTTCAAAGAAGCGACATTCAACGCATGCTCCGCAAGTTAGAAAGCGAAAATGTAATAACACGAATAAAAAAATCTGGCTCTTATGAATTACACCTTAATTAAAAATTATTATTAGGAGGTCTTTATGGGATTACTTGATATATTTCGAATTTCTCAAATAAAAGAGGAAAATGAGCGTTTAAAATCTGATAATGCAACTCTACAAGCTAAAATAAATTCTCTAGGAGTAAATGAATACTACGAAACCAAACAAAAAATTGAAGAATTAGAACATGAAGCTTCTACCTCTTTAGAAAAAACAAATTCGGATATTGCATCAAATAACACAATTATTTTCAATTTAAGGCAAGAAATTTCCGAACTAGAAGAAAAAAATTCTAAACTTCAAAAATCAGTTGCTTCTCAGGAACGGAAAGTATCAAAATGTAAAGAACTATATAAAAGTATTGATTATGCAATTAATAATTTTTTTAATTTAGATATTCCATATAGCAATTGTAAGCTTTCCACCAAAGATTTTGATGATCTAGAACTTATTTCACCTTCTGTCACATTAAAATTACATTGTATGGATGTGAAAAGCTTAAGAAAAGCATATAAAGAAAATGAAAAACAAATATCTAAATTACTCGACCAGTACTCCTCACGTTATACAACTAAAGCAAATAAGTCCATTTACAATCTAATGGTCATAGCTTTACGTGCTGAAATTCAAAATATTTTATATAATTTGAAATATGAAAAACTTGAAAAATCCATCGATGACGTGAAAACTATTTCGGCGAAATATCTAAAAATTGCAGGAGAAGGAAACCAAAGTATAGCTGGTACTTTAACAAAGTTCATTGGCGAAATTGAATATCTTTTTATAAATGCTGTAAAAATTGAATACAACTATTATGTAAAAAAAGAACAGGCTCGTCAGGAACAGCTTGCTATACGTGAACAAATGCGTCAAGAAGCTGAAGAACGAAAAGCTCTGGAAAATGAACGTAAAAAAATTGCTAAAGAAGAAGAAAAATATAATAATGAAATTTCAAAAATCCAAGAAACTATTGCTCAAACCACTGATCAATCAGACTTAGAAAAATTAAAAGCAAGGATTCTTGAATTACAAGAGCAATTGGGACAAGTAATTATTAAAAAAGAAGAAATTACCAATTTACAAAATGGTAAAGCCGGTACTGTTTATGTAATCAGTAATCTTGGATCGTTTGGAGAAGATGTATTCAAAATCGGTATGACAAGACGCCTTGATCCACAGGATCGTATTAATGAACTTGGAAGTGCCAGTGTTCCCTTTAAATTTGATGTACATAGTTTTATCTTCTCTGATGATGCTGTCTCACTTGAAAACAAAATGCATCAAATATTAAATGATAGACGAGTAAATAAAGTAAATCTTCGAAAGGAATTTTTCAAGATATCAATCGATGAATTAGAGACTTTGGTCGAAGAAATTGATCCTTCTGCGGAATTTAATAAAACAATGATTGCAGAAGAATTCAGACAATCTATTTCTTCTGATGAAGTTTACAGTTCAGATTATTCCTTAGATGATGACCCAGAAGATGAATAATTAAAATTGCCTCCAGTACTGGAATACCAGAGGCAATCCTTCTGAATGATACAGAAGTTCTCACAAAATATATTGTATCATTCGGAGCAGCCAACCGCAAGCGGAACAGATGTTCTCTGTTGGCTGTTATTTTTATACTCAAAAATAGAAAGGATGGTACATATGGCACGAAGAAAAAAACACCAAAAGCTCCCGAACGGCTTCGGATCAATAAAATATCTCGGTAAAGGACGCTATAAGCCGTATGGCGTATACCCACCAGTAACTGAATACACCTCAAAAGGACCTGTCACACCGAAAGCTCTCGCCTACGTTGAGACATGGGATGAAGGTTATGAGATTCTGGCAGCACGTAAGTTGGAGAACGAGGGAAAAATTAAAATACAGAATGGAGTTTATATTGACCGTACTCCAACCTTTAAAGAAGTATATGAGGATTTCTATAAAGAGAAGTACCGGAACGAACTGCGTGAAGGAAAGAAAAAAACCTCCTCCATGTATTCTACCCAGGCAGCTTTTAAAAACTCCTCTTCCATTCATGACATACAATTTGGTCAGATTAAATATAAAGATTTACAAGACATCCTTAATAATTGTGAGTTAAAGCATTCATCACAAGAATTAATAGTGTCTCTAATGCATCAGATGTACGAATATGCGATTAAATATGATATAGTGGATAAAGACTACTCTTCTGCACTTTTTATCCCTGTATTGGACGATGACGAAAGAGGAATGCCATTTACTGATGAAGAATTAAAAATACTTTGGAATAATAAAGATAATCTTACTGTACAAATGCTATTAATTATGTGCTACAGCGGATTCAGGATTGCCGCCTTTAATGATATGGAAGTAAATCTACCAAAGAAATATTTTAAAGGCGGAGTAAAAACACAGGCTGGAAAAGATCGAATTGTACCAATCCATTCAGCAATTTATAACATGGTGAAATCCAGATGCAATGGTAAGGATCTACTTGGCTGCACGACTGCTACTTTCCGTAATAATATGTATAATACTTTAACTGCTCTAAAAATACCAACTGCAGTAACAGGAGAAAAACATACTCCTCATGATTGCAGGCATACATTTTCATATCTTTGTGAACGTTATAAAGTAAACGACAATGACAGAAAACGAATGCTTGGTCATTCATTCGGTAATGATGTAACAAATGGCGTATATGGTCACAGAACGACCGAGGAACTTAGGACAGAAATTGAAAAAATAAAGACACCTTTTTAAAGATAAAGATTGTTGCTAATTTGTTACTAATTAGAACACTTTTTTATATTTTGCAACAATCTGAAATAGTTTATTACAAGCACTAAAAACCAAGTATTTATAATGGTTACAGACATTTTCTAAGTAAAATTCATACTTTCAAAGACTTGATGTTTTTTAAACTATTCTTAAGAAAAAATCAATA